TCCAAACGCCGCCGAGTCCTTCACGCCGACTTTAGCGGAGTCCGCAGCTAGATGAACCTAATCGACCAGACGATTGCCTTGTTCAGTCCGCGAGCCGCCTTGCAGCGCGAGGTTGCCCGCCAGAAACTAACGGCCTTCAGCCGCTTCGATGCGGCCAAGATCACCCGCGCCCGTCCGCAGGCGCGGATGAATATGCCTGCCGAGCAGATCGGGGGAACTACCGAGCGCATCCGACTGATGAATCGCGCCCGCGACCTAGACGATAATTTCAGCACAGTCCGGGCGATATTGACCCATTTCGTCATTCACACCGCAGGATCGCTTGCCTACCAAGCCCGCACTGGCGACACCGCCCTCGACCAAGATGTTGAGTCTTACCTTAACGGCTGGTTCAACAACTGCGACATCACCGGACGCCATTCGCTCCTTTGCCTTACGCAACTGGTTTTCCGCTCCGTCATGGTGGACGGCGATTGCGGCGTCATCATCGTGCGCGATGGCGACGATCTAAAACTTCAGACCGTAACCGCCGACCGAATCGGCAGGGACATCGACCTTGAGCTAAACGACCAAGCCTATATCGGCGGAGTGCTGATCGACGGCAAGGGGCGTCCGGTCAAGTATCGCGTCTACCAGCGCAACCGCAGCGGGCAATACCTCGACTTTGAGGAGATCGACGCCGCGAACTTCTGCCACATTGCAAACTTCACCCGCTCAGACGAATACCGGGGCCGCTCCGTCCTTGCCCCCGTCCTCAATGACGCACAAGACGTTGCCGATCTGATTGAATACGAGAAATTGGCGGCGAGATGGGCGTCGAGCCAAGCAGGAATCGTTCGCACCGAATACGGCGCGGACGAGGAACTTGCTTCGGTCTTGCGCGGCGAGCGCGATCAATTCGGCAACGAGATCAAGCTGACCGCCTTGGAGCCGGGGCGCGTGAATTATTTGAACACAGGCGAGTCAATGGAGGTGTTCAGCAACAACAACCGCCCCGCGCAAGCCTTTGCCAACTTTGTCCGCTACTTGGAAGACAGAATGTGTCGCGCTATCGGCACATCGGCTCGCGTAGTCCTTGATCGCTCTAGCGCAGGCCCGGAGGCCCGCAAAGACCTTCGCCAAGCCGAGCGAACCTTTGAGTATTGGCGCAGTCAGCTAGAGGCGCAGTTTCTCAATCGCGTGGTGCGCCTTGCCCTCCTCGACGCAGCGGCCAAGCGCATCCTGCCCAACCGCCCCGAAGTTGCCCTTGGTCAATGGCAATGGCCGGGATCAGTCAGCATTGACGCAGGCCGCGATGCCCGCGCCGATATTGAGCTTTGGCGCATGGGCCTTACCACCGCCGCCGAGCTTTACGGCGAGGCGGGTCACGATTGGCAGGCTTCGATGCGCCAGCGGGCCAAGGAAGCGGCCTACATCAACGAGCTTTCGCAGGAGATGGAAATCCTGCCGCAGCAAATCAGCGCAGGCGTGGAGAGCGTTGCGACCGATCCGAACGCTGCGCCGATTGAATCGCCCGTTCAAGCCGAGCCGCAAGCCGAGTCCTCCTTTAGCGTTCCGGGCAAATACGCGCACATCAATTTCAAGCCGACTGCCGCGATGGCCGCAGAAGCCAAGCGTGGCCTTGCCCTGCGCGAAGAACACGGGCGCGGCGGCACGGAAGTCGGCGTTGCCCGTGCGCGTGATCTTTCTAACCGCATGAACCTTTCGCCCGATACAGTGAAGCGGATGCACAGCTATTTTGCGCGGCATGAAGTCGATAAGCAGGGCAAGGGTTTTAGCCCCGGCGAGCAGGGCTATCCTAGCGCGGGAAAGATCGCTTGGCTTCTTTGGGGCGGCGACTCTGGGCAGTCATGGGCTAGAGCGCGAGTCGAGCAAATGGACGCCGCTGACAAGAAAGACTGACCATGACGAACCAATGGGCCAAGGAACAACTTGAAAAGCTCGCCGCAGAGGATGCCGAGTTCAAAGTGCCGAAGCCTGCGGGTGAGAAGAAAAGCAAATACATGAAGCGTTGCATGAGCGATGGCTACATGAAGCAGAAATTTCCCCGCATCGACCAGCGCGTTGCGGTGTGCCTCACCACATGGGGCGACTAATTTAACGGGGGCGTTGCTTCGACCGACTCTGCGGAGTCTGGCACGGGGGCGAAAGCCCCCCGCCTCCACCTTTTGACAGTCAGAGCTTGGCATGACCAAAACTGACTTCGCCGCCCTCATGGGCGAGATCGACACCGAGAACGCCATCATTCGCGGCGTGTCCGTCATCACCGTGGGCGAAGCTCGCGGCCACGGGATGCAAGTGGACGAAGAGACTTTGCGGCAAGTTAAGGCCGCAGCGGAGATGTATTCGGGCGGCTTGAAGGTCAAAACGGATCACTTTAGCGGCTTTAACCAGATTGTCGGAACGCTGAAAAACTTCGTCATCGACGGCGATCAACTCCGCGCCGACCTCTATCTTCTCAAGGCGCATGACGCCACTGAGCGCATCTTGGAGATGGCGCAACTCATGCCCGACACGTTTGGTCTTTCGATTAGCTTCTCCGGTTCGCACGAAGAAGTTGGCGACACAATGTTTGCTCGCTGCACCGAGGTCTATTCTTGCGATCTCGTTGATTCCCCGGCTGCGAACCCATCGGGTTTGTTCTCGGCCAAGGTTGACAGCGAGAAAAAGGCTATGGACGAAAAGCAATTTTCCGAGGCTATCGCAGCCGCCCTTGCCCCGATCAACGAACGTCTCTCCGCTTTTGAGGCTTTCATCGGTGAAGCAACGACCAAGTTTGAAGCTCTCGCAATGAAACCGGAGATCGAAGTCGAGATCACACCGGAAGACGAATCCAAAGAGGACGAGGAGAGCAAAGAGGACATGAGCGCGAAGCTCGCCGCCGAGTTGGCCGAAGTCAAAGCCCTCGTTGCTAACTTTGGCGCGAAGCCCGTTGCCGCTCCGGTTGCCGTCGAAGCCCCTAAAGCCGACGAGCCGAAAGTCCCGACCAATTTCTCTGAAGCCCTTGAAGTCGTGAAGGCCGAAGGTCTGAGCGGTTCCGCCGCGACTCGCGCCGTCATCGCCCGCTTCCCTGATTTCTACCTCGCTGCCCGCAGCGAAGGCATCCGCACTCTCTAACCTAATCAAACACTATGGCATCCCAAGTTGACTCCACTAATCGCTCGTTCGTCGCCACCAGCGCGATCAGCGCGTTCCGTCTCGTCAAGATCGACTCGACGGAGAATCAAGTTGTGGCCGCGACAAACGGCGCAGCTATCGGGTTCACGCAGGAGGACGCTTCGGCCTCCGGTGTTGTGAACGTGAAACTTTTCAACCCGACCTACCTCGCCACCGTTTCCGGTGCAGGCGTTGCCGCTGGCAGCGTGGTTCACGCAATCGCTGACGGCAAAGTTGCTTCGGCTGGCGGCGTGACCGTTGGTTACGCAATCGCGGCTGGAACCACGAATGACATCGTGGAGATCGCCGTCCCGCTCAAGAGCTTCTAACCGCTAACCGACTACCACTATGGCATACACTAACAGCAACGCCCTTCCCCGCGCGGAAATCTCGCAGGCCGTCTTTGAAGCGCAGAGCAATTCCAACGCTCTCCCCTTCATCGGCCTTGAAGTTCTTCCCGTCCTCTCCGTTCCTGCTCGCTCCGGTGAGTATGTGAAAATCGAAGTCGGCGGCGGCGAAACCTTCAACAGCGATCACCTAAAGACCGCTCCCGGCACTGACCGCTCGCGCGTCACCCGCCGCTTCACCACGGACAACTACACCACCGCAAGCTACGAGCTTGAGGAGTTGCTTCCGGATGAGTCGAGCGCAGACCTTGGCCGTTACTTCGATGTCGAAGTCTCGTCCGCGACCTTCCTCAACAACTCGCTTCTGATCGGTCACGAGCAGCGCGTTGCCGACCTTCTTTTCGGCAGCGGCATCTCGGCCATCTCGGCTGCGGCGGCTTACACCGCTGGCGCGGCTGCGAACATCGACATCGCTAAAGACGTTGATGACGCGATGGTTGAACTGGCGAAGAAGAACGTCACCGCCGACACGATCATCTTGAGTCTTCCGGTGTTCAACAGGATTCGCCGCTCGACCAAGTTGCTCGACAACATCTTCGGCCCGACCAAGGTTGCCGCTCGCCCTGCCTCCGCGCAGGAAGTGGCAGAAGCCTTGAACGTGTCGCGCGTCCTCATTGGCCGCGCTGCCAAGAATGGAGCCAAGAAAGGTCAGTCCTACTCTGGTAGCTTCATCTGGGGCAACAACAAGATCATCTTGGCTCGCCTTGGTGCGGGTGAGTTCACCG